ACGTTGGCCAACTCGTCCAGCACGACGACAACGACCACTGCCTGGCTGTCCGGCGGCGCTGACGACGCATCGTATACGGTTCAGAACAAGATTCAGACAGCAGGTGGGCGTGTCGGAGTGCAGTCGTTTACAATCAGAATGGAGAAGAAATGAATCCGCTTGTCGTTTGGGGCGTTGACCCAGGCATTACCGGTGCTGTTGTGTCTGTCAGGGTCGACTTGGACAATCGCGAGGTGCTTGGTGTTGGCTTTGTTTCGCCCGCACTTGAAAAGTACACTCTCTTGTCCGGGAAGAAGCGAAGCCGTATCAACGCTCATGAAACTTACAATCTCCTAGTTTCTTTAGCGACAATATACGGCAAGCCAGATATTATCGAGTTCGAGGAAGTATCTGCTATGCCGAAGCAGGGCGTGTCCTCGACATTCTCCTTTGGGCGTTCCACGGGAAACATAGAAGCACTCGCTTCGTTGTTCTGCTCGCTGTCGCGAGTAAGGCCGAACGTTTGGAAGCGCACCCTCGGCGTCCCTGCAGACAAGAATGCGGCCATCCGTTGGGCGCGTGCTTGGGCGAAGGAGTACTTCCCGAACGCTCTTGAATATCTGAGAAAGTGTTCTCATGACGGTCGGGCCGACGCACTTGGTCTGGCGGTCTACGGATTGTGCTTTACATGCGGCCACGATTTTGGTATAGTGGTTGATGAAGGTGAAAGGACGACTGAGGACATACATTGTAGAGACGCCCATCAGCTTTCCTAGGATCATCCGCTCCAAGAAAGACCCCGAGAAGACGCTATGGAGACGACATCGGTTACTCATACACTGGCTTCTGAAGAGAAGGGAATCCATTCTCGTAACGGCCACAGTTACGGAGCTGGTAGGAGGAGGGGAAGTTCAATACAAGATTCCTATACTCGTTCATCCCGCAATGCCCGCATGCGTATGGACCAGGCATCGTTGGACTCTTGTTTCTGGATTCAGGATGGACGGAGTCAGAACGATCATATTGAAGTGCATTGGGTGCGGGTGTGTCAAGAAGATTTTCCGTTCTCTCGACGGGCTTAGGATAAAATACGAAAATGTCCACCCACAACGTTCCGATAAATTTGACGTCAGCAAACGTGGGACGCTTACGTCCGTATCAGCGGACTGGAGTGGAATGGCTCTTGAGCCGCCGGGTCGCCGGGCTCGCGGATGAAGCAGGCTTAGGCAAGACGGTTGAAGCATGCACGGCGCTTTCCTGCCTGAACCCAAGAAACGCTCTTATCGTGTCCCCTGCTTCCGTTATCCCGGTCTGGGAGCAGCACGTTGAGGAGTGGTGCCCGGAGATCAAGGATAAGATAACCATCTGGAGCTACGACTTCCTACGCAGGAAGGCTTCTAAGATGGGCCGGGATCTTGGCGTTGAAGTTCTGATCTGCGATGAAGCCCATTACGTCAAGAATCCGACAGCCCTTAGGACGAAGTACATCTACAGTACACGCAGGCAGTTCCGTGGCTTTGCTAATTACGCTTCACGCTTGTGGCTGCTAAGCGCAACGCCGGCTCCGAACCATCCTGGAGAGTACTGGACCCACCTGTACTTTGCTGGGTTGACACCGCTACCGTACTATGACTTCTTAATGCGGTATTGCAGGATTGATCAGACGCCCTACGGGCCGAGGGTCACAGCCCTCCGGAAAGACACACTTGATGAGCTCCGGTCTATGGTCAGGAAGGTGTGGCTCCGAAGGTCTGTTTCGGACGTCTTGAAGGAGCTTCCTCAATGGACGTGGTCGGATCTTCGTCTTTGGCTTTTTAAGGCGAAGGACATTGGAGCGTATATTGTCAATAACGACCGGGCATTCGAGTTCATGAAAGCCTTCGAAAACGCGAAGACTGATGAGGAAATTCTGTCAATCCTTCAGAACGAAGCGCCGCATTTGACTACTCTTAGAAGGCTGACTGGGTTACTAAAACTTCCGGCCATATTCGAGTGGTTGGATTCTTATTTGATCAGCGGGAAGAAAATCGTCCTGTGGTGTTTGCACCACGACGTCATCAATCAGATTCATAACTGGCTTGCCGACAGGGACGTCGGGAACGTTCAGCTCACTGGTATGTCCAGTTCGCATCAACGTTCGGAAGCGATTGAACGCTTCCAGAATGATCCCGAAGTGAAGGTCTTCCTCGGCCAGATTAACGCTGCGGGCGTTGGTATTTCTTTGACGGCTGCGTCTACCGCTCTTGTCGTAGAGCTTCCTTGGACTCCTGCGGATCTATATCAGTGCGCAAAAAGGATCCACAGGATTGGTCAGACACAGCCAGTACAGATTTATGTTGCGTCTATTGCCGGATCCATTGACGAGGCGATTGCGCGAGTGATAACCCGAAAAGCCAAAATGATCGATTTATTGGAGGGACAACGATGTTGATGAAAATTGACGTTGACGGAAGCCATTGGTTCAACGTGGAAACGACTTGCGATTCTTTCACTGAGATCGACGAAGCCGTTCGCCGAACGTGCGAGGTTATGCGCCGTATTCACGAAGAAATGAAGTCTTTGCCGCGTCCGGAACGGAGAGAGGTCTACATGCCCTCGCTAAAGGAAGATACGGCTCCCACGCCTGAGGCAGAGGCCGAAGAACCCGTTCAAGCCGAAGAAACCGAAACTCCTGCACCTGCTCCCCCTGATGTGGACCACAAAACTCTGATTGAGTTGGTTCGTAGCGCCAGTAACAATCAGATTGGCAAGGTGGCTGACATTCTGGCCAACTTTGGCGTCCGGAGGGTGCTGGAGCTGAAAGAAGAGCAGCTTCCGGCTGCGTATGCGGCCATTACGGAAGCCCTGAAGGGGTGAATATGACTCATTCGGAAAGACAACACACGAAGATTAGCCCAAGCGGAGCGACCCGTTGGATCAACTGTCCTGGGTCGGTGATCCTCTCTGCTACGGCACCGCCTCAGCCGGAAAGCCCCTTTGCCAACGAAGGCAGCCGAGCTCACGAGCTTGCGGAGTATTGTCTTGAACATCGTGTATCAGATCCTCATTCCGTTAAGTCCGGCTTTGATGACATCCCGGATCTTCAGAAGGATGCCGTACGTACCTATGTCGACTATACTCTTCCCAAGCTGCTGACGTCAGATTATTGCGGTATTGAGGATCAAGTCCAACTAACCCTTGGTGATACAGTCATTAAGGGGATCGTCGACTTCTGGTATGTCACGGGTGATCGTCTGGAAATCGTGGATTACAAGCATGGTCAAGGCGTGGTTGTTGAGCCCAGGGGAAACTATCAGCTTGTCCTCTATGCTCATGGCGTCTTGTCCATGCTCTCAAAGTCCGTCCAATCGGCCATTAAGGACATCGTCGTGACCATCGTTCAACCGAGGGCGCCGCACGCTGATGGTCCTATTCGGTCATGGCAGGTTGATCCGAAGGAGTTCATTGAGATTCTCGCGACAGCCATTTCTTCCGTGAAGCGTGTCGAGAGCGGAGACGAGACTCTCAACCCTGGAGCTTGGTGCCGATTTTGTCCTGCCCTCCCGGTTTGCCCTGCCGTAGCCGAACAGGCGAAGCAGAAGGCTCGTGAGGAGTTCGCTGATTGTAAGCTGTTGTCTATCGAGGAAGTCGCGGCACTGCTTAAATGGGCCGAGGACGTTCTCATCCCCTGGGCATCCTCGATGCGCGGTTATCTGTTCGACGAGATTGACAGAGGACAAGACGTCCCGGGCTGGAAGATCGTCGAGAAGAGAGCCGTGCGCAAGTGGGTCTCCGAGGATGCCGTATTAGACTGGGCACGCAAGATGCGGCTCCGTCAGGCTGATATTTTTGAGCGGCGGTTGATCAACCCCGCTCAGATGGAGAAACTTGTAGGCAGGAAGAAGATTCCTGCCGACTTGATCGATAAGCACTCTTCCGGTAGAACGCTGGTACGTGAAACCGATCCACGATCTGACGCGTCTAGTAGTGCAGCCGGAGAGGAATTCTTGGAGGAAAACGAATGACGATCATTACGCCGAAGGCACGAATCAGTTACCCTCACGTCTTTGAGCCCCGAGCTGCCGCTCCGGGTGCTGAACCGATGTATTCCTGCAGTCTCGTCTTTGAGGCTGGGACGGACCTTTCGGCCTTGAAGAAAGCGGTCATTGAGACCGCGAGAGAACGATTCGGAGACAAGTCCGACGCTCTCATCAAGTCCGGGAAACTCCGTCTTCCCTTCCGTACGGACGTTGAAGAGAAGGGTTACCCTGAGGGGGCCGTTTTCATCAACATCCGGACTAAGAGCAAACCCGGCATTGTGGATCGATATGCCGGCACCGACGGTAAACCCGTCCCGATCACCGATCCGGATGAGATCTATCCGGGATGCTACGTTCGTGCATCCGTTCGCCCGTATGCATACGATACCAACGGCAATCGCGGCGTCTCGCTTGCTCTGTGTAACATTCAGAAGCTAGAAGATGGCGAGCGGTTCGATGGACGGAAGGCCGCCCAGGACGAGTTTGAAGCCCTCGAGGAGTCACGAAAACCCGTTTCCGCCAACGATCTGATCGGCTACGGAGCAGACGAAGAAACCCCATTCTAAGGAGAACACGATGGAGCGTACTGAATTTACACTTGAGAAGCAACAAGAGGAGTTGCAGGAGCGGCTTACTGTGCGTACTGCAATCTTTCTCTACATGCGTGGGCATGTCAGTACGCTCCGTCCAAACTCCATTTCCAGTCTTACAGATCGTCTTAAGATCGTTGAGGACGCTCTTGGCGACGAGCTACTGAACGAACTCAAGACACACCACTGGCAACAGTTCTTTGACTGGCTTGCCGGACAGTACTGCCTGAGTACGGTGAAGGCTATCCGGCAAGCCGTCAAGAATCTGTACGGCTGGTTCCGTCGACGCGGTGTCGTGATGGACAATCCAATCTATGACACGCGTTCATACGGAAAAGAGGGGAAGTTCATTCGGGGCTTGACGCCCGAGGAACTTCGACGTTTGTTCGCTAATATCAGCCCGCGCATTCGAGACGTTGTGGAGTTCATGGTTTTGACTGGTCTTCGTGTTGGTGAGATGGCCGGACTCATTTTTGACGATTTCAACTTTACGAACGATCTAGTGTACAAAGATGGGCTCCCCGTAGCGCCTAATTCCTTTGTCGTTCGGAGATCGTGGGATGCTGCAACTAGATCCTACGGCCCGCCGAAGACCAAGAAAAGCGTCCGTGTTATACCGTTAACTACGCGTTCGCGTATGCTTGTTGAACGTGCTATCGAGTGGAGGGAGCTGACCCCCGACACCGATCTTTCTTACTGCCGACAAGCAAAGAATGATCAACAGGACATCCGGTCCATATCAGCTCTTGAAGAACGCGGCCAGAAAGGCGGGGCTGGATTGGGTGAGTTGGCACGTCCTTCGGCATACGTCCGCCTCCCTGAACAATATGGACGCGATTGATCGTCAGAAGTTTCTTGGGCACGCTAGGGTGTCCACAACCGCACACTATTCAACCCCAGCGATTTCTCGAATCCGTAAAGGACTCGAAGAAGTCGAACATGTGATAGGAGAAAGCAATGGACAACAATAACAAGGAAATTCTTGTGGAAATGGGTTCTCTGCTCTCGGTTCTTGAAGTCATCTGTGCTACACGCGGATGGCAAGATATTGAGGAGCATGTCGCCAAAGGTGTTGATATGATTGCGGAAAAGCTGAAGAAAATGGAAAATCCATCCATCGGCGACAAGAACATCCAATGAGAGAAGACGACGTAAAAGCTTTGGCGAAGCTCGGTTATTCGGCTCCGCTCATTTCAGAAATCACGGGATTACCGTTTATTTCCGTGAAAAGAATCCTCGAGAAGTACGGAAAAAGGAAGGTAACGCAGAAACAAGAGGAGGAAGAAGACGTGTTTACGTTAGCCGATGACATCGTGTTAGAGAGTCAGCGCGGGGTTTCAAGAAGAGTTAAATGCTGGAAAACCCCGATACCTTATGCTGAGGAGCCTCCAACGCATAGCGGAGATATCAAACTCTTTAAGCCAGA